GAAATAGCTTGAATCCCAAATGCAGTTTCTACAACAGAGCCACCCTGGGAGATAAATCGAATATAGCCGTTGCCGAATTCAAGAATATAAGTCACAGTTGTAGATTGCTGAAATCTTACAAGCCTGACGATATCACTTTGTGTAGGCCTAATAAATTCAGTCCCTGGCCTTGTCGACGCACCAGATCGATAATCAACAAAGAAGTTTCGCATTCTGGCTGTGCCGCTGCGATACTTAGCGAAGTCCACCCGAGCAAAGAGATTCGGAGAGAGTTCACCAGCAGAGAATGAAGCCTGGATAACATTGTCTGACATTAACCTTCCTCAATACATAGAAAGCATTGGTCCCCAATCAAACATAATATTCGGGGAGAACTCCCAGGCCTGATAAGAGATTCCTCGAGTTCTGATCCAATCAGGTGTTATGTCATTGACAGTCAGGCCTTCGTTTCCATCCATTACCCTGGCCATAGAGATGTACTGATTGGCTTCTTTCATCTTTATCTCGGCCAAACCCTTATCGCCAGTTAAGCTGATGACAAGTCGACCAGCCAAGGCAGCTACCAAGGCTTGTTGAAATTGGTCATCCCATACATTAGGGTTGATTACCCGTTTGATATAAGCTAAGATCGCTTGCTCTTGGTTAGTAAGGATTACTCTCTGGTCAACACCTTGTGTGCTAGGTTTGCCGGCGGGGCCAATTTGGTCGATTGCGATTTTGAACCTAACAGGAGGACCGTTCCAGAAGGCCGGTGCACCACCCGTAACTGCTGTGGTGATTGGGACCCCTGAGGTAAATCCTGTGGTAAACTGGGGGACGACGTAGACACATCTGAGGCAGTCGGAGGGGTAGGCATATTCATAACTCCATGGTGGTGCAGGGATGCCTTTTTGCCAAACAGAGGCTCCAGCAGTTGGGTTCTCAGGTGTTCCTGGGGCTGAACAGATTAGCGAAAGGTTCTGGAAGTTAAAGGCACAACTCCAGGGTGCCATTCGCAACAGTTCGTCCCTCAGAGGCTCCAACAGAAGCTTGACGTTGCGAGCCTCGTTGGAGTCCTCTGATATGTCAGCAATTTGCGATCGGGTGCCTATAGCACTCAGCGCCCGATTCGCAATGTCGACCTCGCTAGTCATGGAACCATTTCTCCCATAACGGATCGACGTAGCCGCATTCGCAACAACGACCGTCCATGTTGCGCCAATCGTGGCAACCTATCCAACATAGGAACCGGCTAATCATCCTCGTACCGCCGCTATGATACAACGCCAGCCAAACCTAAGCAATTCTACTTTGCTCATTCGCCAGCGAAGCTTAGCGTCGGGATTGAGGTCTTCTATCAACAGGACACCATGGTCATACTTAACCATAGGCCCGCAAGGATCGAAGAATAGAGTCATCTAGTCATCCTCGTTGTGACCCACTGCGATGAACAGTGCCACCAATACCAGGGCTCCCAGAACCACGGGAACCCACGGGACACTGAGCCATTCCATGGCTATCTCCGTGGATACCTGGGGACTTGGGATCATTGATATTAGTAGGGCCAACAGGAGGACAATAGTTAGAGATCGGCTTGGCTTCCTTAACACCGCCTGTGGTAGCTCTCGCTGCTTGAGGTTGGGAACTGTCTTTGCCATATTCGCTTAGGATATCACGCGGCATTGGCTTTCTCCTCTTCTCTGGCTTCCTGAGCTTTCTTGGCTTTCCAGTCAGCCATAGCTTTCTGATATTCCTCGTTGCGTTTATCTATGTCTTCCTGAACCTCCACAGCCATCACAGCCAATTGCATCATGGCCGATTGATTAAGGGCCGAGAGGGTAGGAAGCTCTCTAGTCTTATGAACAACACCGAGAAGGCTATTGGCTTTCTCGTCATCAAAGTCTACTGGCTTCGGGGGCGGAGGGCCTTCATCACCTTCAAGATCTTTCGCCATTTCATTCTCCTTACTTGTGTTTGCCCTGCGTACCGTGAGGGTGAACGGTTCTGCCTCCGCCTGGACCCGGACGGGCTGGGCTTGGGCTAGAATGTTTAAGGCCTTGCCCTTCATAGAAGGGATGCTTAGTGTATTGAAGAGACCTACCCAATTCCGCAACAGCTGTCTCAGAGACGCCTTTGGGTATAGGTTCTCGCTTGCGGCTCTCGCTCACGTCTCGGCTCGCTCGACCTTGTTTCATTTTCCACTCTCCTAAATCGGCCGCCTTGGCCATGTTCACGGATCAGCTCAGCTTGCAGTGCTCTATCAGCTCTGCTCATCTCGGCCTTGGTCCAATCTGGTGGTTGCTGACCAAGGCTTTCGTAGAAGTATCTAATGTAGATAAGATTGTGAAAATGCTGTGCCAGCCGCATAATATTTGGCGGAACAAGCTTATCGATGTCTTCTTCACTCAAGTCTTCAGCCGGACCAAGAGGATCAGCTGGAGCTTTCACCGGTTCTTGCATCTTTCTTCTTCTTTCTCAAAATGCCTGTCTTTGCATCTGCTTGGTTAAACTCTTTAGCCACGCCTTGCGGAATTCCCATCTTCTTGGCGAAAGCTGGATTATGCGCAGCAGCTGCCATGGTCCGAGCCATCTTTGGGGTTTTGCTAGGCATCTCCGATCTCCTAGAGCTTTATCATGATATTAAGATAAGTACATGGGTTCATGATATTCATAGGCTGGCCACCCCCTTGGCCATCAGTAACAAGTGGCACACCAAGAAGGCCATAATCCTGGGCACCAGTAGAGTTGTCCAATACTGCACCAGAGCCTGGCGTAACAAAGGTATTAGTTTGCCCTGCCCAACTAATATTGTGAGCATGATTAGGCATCTGATCGGCTGTCATCGACACAGTCTCAGTGCCTTGGAAGCTTCCGATGGTGTGAGCAGATAGCCCAGCACCACCACCGGCTATGCCGATCTTGCGGCCGGAACCTCTAGGTAGGGTCAGCCGACAATGAGCTGCGTATGCAGCCGCAGCTGTGCCTTGAGCTGCTCGGTTCGTAACAGCATTAGCCGAGGTTCGTATTGGGCAATTTGCATCAGTGTAACTATTGTAGTAGAGAGTGAATAGATTTACGGTATCTGCATTTGCCCTAATTGACGAGTTCGATAACACATCACCTATCGTGCCATCAACCCAGAGAATCCAACCGCCATCCGCTGTGGTCTTATGGGTTGGCTTAAGGTCACCGGTAGTGAATATTGCTCCGACACCTGCTAATTGAGCCAGGACGTATGCAGTCGTAGCAATCGATCGATCGTTGTCGCCGAATGGAGGAGTTGGGGCCTGTGGATTTCCAGTGAAGTCCGGTGAGTTTGTCGGTGGAACCCCCATCGCAGTCCTAGCGGCTGGAAGGTCTGGTGCGGTAACCACAGGTAACATAGCCGGGGAGATAATTGCGCCAGAACCACTCGTTGGTCCGCCAGCGGTTAGATCGCCATTAGCATCAAAGACAGCCTGAGTATTTGCCCTCAAAGCAACCGGCGGCACCACAGCAGGGGGCGGATCAGTGATCCCGACCGAGAAGGCACGAGAAAAACTATCAGTCCCAGCCTGGGCTAACATAGTTAGATAGTCAAATTCCCTCTCGATAACAGGAGGATAGATTATGCTTTGGTTAGAAATAGAAACCAACTGAACTGCATCAAGCTCTCTAACAATGGTTATCCCGGCTCCAACTGGAAGTGGAGAGCCAGTTAAAGGATAGTTAACAACACCACCGACAACAGTTGGATTTGGATCGACAAGTGGATTTAACACAACCTCAAAGGAATCGGACGGCTTTTCTGTAACATTACCTGCCGCATCTTCGGTAAATACATGAATGCTTGCTGCATTAGGAACAGAGAAGTTAAAGGAGAACGCTGTAGTTGCCCCATTGCCAGGGTAGGTAATTGAACCTGACTCTAAATTAACAGTCATGGCCTAGCATCTCCAATTAAATGTCAGATGTCTCAAGTCGCCTCCATAAAAGACCGGGGAAATCGTTCCTATTGGGTTCACGTTCTCACCGGCTTGAACATAATGGAAACCGAGACTGCTACCAATCATCGAAGCCTTAGTTTCGGTCTGGACGCTAAAGGTGGCGTAGCCCTGAACCTGGGCATATACCGGCCAGGCTCCAGTAGTACCAACTGAATCGTATCCAACAAAATAGTTAGGAATGCCATCCGAACTAGTACCAACAACACCCTCGTGCCATGCCTGCCATTGATCCTCTTCCAGGCCAGCGACAAAGGAAACACGCCACGTATTCGAGTTCTGAGCATTGCGTACCGTTGAACTATTGAAATTGTTGTAGGATACTGTTGTCGACTGCACCCGCATCACGACGTTGACGCGGTTGTAGCAATTCCACACCCCGATGATTCCGGCGCCGCCGTTGGCAGCACGGGAGCCAAGCTGGTAGTCAATTGTGCTTGCGGCATTTGATCGTGTGGTGCCGACATACGTGCCACGCTGTGCGGCTGGGCCATTAGTAATCGAAGCATTGTTGAGCCAAATACCATTAACCTGCACTAATGCAGTTCCAGCTCCTCGGACCGTGTCGCTAGTCCAGTCTGGTCCGTGGCCCAGCCGAATCGTACCTGCATCATTCCAAACGAACCAATCGTTGTTCTTGTTCACACCAATAACAGCTGGGTTCTTAATGGTATCGGTCAATAAAGTGTTCAAAACACCAAACGTAGTCATCCCATAGCTAGTGCCATTATAAATAGGTATCGAATTCCCAGTATAAGGCAGATACCAAACCTGGCCTATTCCAGCATGGGTAGTCGTCATCACAGGCAAGGTAGAATCCAGGGTCAACCTTCCCTGTGGCTCAACAACCGTTGCACCAGCAACAGCTGGAGTTACCCATAGTGGATTAGCACCTACTCCTTGCGTCTGCAAAACTTGGCCATTGGTCCCAGCAGGGAATTTCTGCCAAGCTGCTGGCCCACGGAAGATAAAGTCGCCTTGAGTCCCAACGATACCAGCGATATCTGTAAGGTCTTGATCCAGTGGCTGGAAGCCAAGGGTTGATGCAGCGACACCTTTGATATGCGTGGCATCAGTCCATATTGCAACTTGGTCAACTGCTGGGGTGCCAGAGTTGCTGACGTTGCCACCACCTGCGGTGACTGTTAGGACACCACCTGAGAAGCTAAGGCCAGAGAAGGTAACTGGCGACCAGATATCCGTAGCTGATCGATAATAGATTGTGTTGGTACCAGCAAGGGCAGCTATAGCTGTTAGATCGCCATCGAGTGGTTGGGCTGAAATGTAACTACAAACAGCAGACGCAGTGCCTTGCGCTAAGAGGGCTCGGCCAAAACTATTCGAACCCTGCAATGCCATAGTAGCAGTGGCAGTAAAATATGGTACATCGCCAGAACCAGGATTAAGTGCAGCTAAAGCTGATAGCTGCGCATCGAGAGGCTGGCCTCCAATATCCGTTAGAACTGTGGTAGCTAGAACGCCTTCAATGGTAGTGGAAGTAACCCATCTAGCATACTGGCCATTAAGCGGAGATCCTGAGTTCGAGACGTTACCACCGCCAGCGGCAGTTGAGGCCTTAGCTTGACCTGGGGTAGAGAAGTCCCAAGTGATCGATGCTGTGTTGGTGAGTACTCGCTCAGCAGTAAGAGCAGCATTAGCAGACGAGGTTATGTATTCTGCGTTAGCAGGAGCAGGAGTGCCGACGGCGCCAATGGCAGCCTGGACGAATGCTGTAGTTGCGATTGAGGTATCATTGTCTCCAGGGCTTGGAGTTGGAGCTTGCGGATCACCAGTAAATATCGGAGAAGCAAGCAAAGCATAAGGCGTAAGGCTAACGCTAACAAGATAATTCTTGCTAGCTACCCAAGCTGTCGTCGCTGCGTTCTGACTATTGTCAGCTGCCGGAGGAGTAGGAACTGTGATCGTGTTATTGAAGGTGTTGATGCCAGTGAAGGTATTGTTCCCGGCCTTAAGAACATCGCCACCGCCACTTGCCCCTCCAGAGCCTATGGCAGTTTCTACTATCCAACCAGACATATCGAGCAAAGGAATTAACTTAACATTGGCCCTGGCCTCCGAGATCACTAGAGACGTTTGGATATTATCAATCGCTTGCTGGCCAAATGGATTAACGACGATGTTGAAGTTAGCGGCATTACCGCCAAGGTCCTTGATAGTTATAGACCGTTCAAATACAGTGGCAGGCTGATCACCAGCCTGCTTAAACCACTTAACTACATCTGGAAGATTTATTTGAACTGGTGCTGCGACCTCGACGAGAAGTAGGCTCTCCCCTGGCTGGACAACATGAATTCCACCAGTAGTGATATCGGTGGAAGGCGAGACAAGCTCGTCCTTCCAGCCAAGGGTTGGGCCTAAGTAGGTTCTGACTCGTTGAAAGCCAAAACCACCCTTGTCAAGATCGGTCACAGTCGCCTCACCGGACTATTTGTAGTAGCTGCCGCCAGCTTATTTTCTAGCTTAGCATTCTGCTCCATAAGCGTAGCAATCTGCTGTTGCATTCGCTCGAAGGCAGCTGGATCAACTCCACTAAGCGACAAGCTCGGCATAGGGCCAGAAGCCTTAGGAACTCCCTTAGCCATAAGCTCAGCGATGTTACGTTCGAATTCGCTCAGCCTAGACTCTGAATAAGTCATGTTCAGGGCTTCAATTGGATGGATCCACTTTGATCTCTCCGCATCCGATACAGCCTGCGCCTCATCATCCAAAGGCTCCATGTCAGGCGTAGGTGTACCACGGAAAACAATATCCCGAGGATAAGCCGGATCAAACTTATTGGAAACGATAATCGCCTCATCCCTCGGGTAATTCCAGTCAGCGGAATCCTTTGGATTGAGGTAGACTGGAACTTCATAGACTTTCCTGGCTTGTCGATTGGTTTCTCGATTGGTTTCCTTGTATTCCCATTCCGTGCCTGGAACAGCAAGGTAATGAGAATCAGTTAGTTTCCATCTAGCCATGTCATCCCTCTATCGAAGCGACGCCAGAGATAAAGCAAGGAACCGCCGAGCCAGCGTGTTGGCTTGCGGCCTTGATTGCTATTGCACCGGCATCTAGTGTTGCCAACATTGGTGAGTAGTTAGCGGATGTTATGGCCCAAACTACGTCACCGGCTACGGCCGAACCTGGAGCATCAGCGTAGGTCTGGCCAGCTTTGTATCGTCGGCCTCCAACTACAAAGGCTCCGAGTCCTCTGAATCTTGCCATGAAGTCCTCCTAGAATTGTGCATAGTAGATGTTATAAGCGACTGGCCCTGTGCCAGTTATTGAGACACAGAGATTGTTCAGGGGCGGCAAACTGAACCAAGCAGCTGAGGGATGGTCAGTTATGTTTCCATTTATTGGAAGTGGCATCACTGGCGTTATAGTTTGTGTGCCAGTGGCACAAGTTGCGCCTGTACCAGATAGCAGCTGAAAGGTACCTGCCGCTGCTCCAGCAGTGGCATTGAAGCCGCATATGGAGATCTGTTGACCTGCTACTGGAGCTACCGAAATGCCAACGGTCGCTCCAGAGCTTCCGTTGTTGATTTTGTTGCATATTACTTCATTCGGCGGGCCGACAGGCTGGGCTAATGGTGCGTCACCCATCAGCCCAGCCAACGCAAGCCCTAGAACTGCGGTGGACCAGAACTTGCGCATTGGAACCTCCTTAGTTCGCTATGATCACACCAGCGGGATATCCGCCTTGGATCGAGTTGTCGGTTGTGTTGTACATCTGATCGTAACGATCGAGGACGATGTAGGCTTTGATCGTTCCGCCAGTGCCTGTACCAGCGACGGTATAGGCCAACTGGAGGAAACGGGGCACGGCTACACCAGCTGGAGGTCGTGGCATATCCATATCGTATAGCCGTGCTCCCGCCTTCAGACCAGCCAACAACACAGCAGGCCCAGTCCACCACGTTGTAAACGCTGCGGGCGCACCTGCTCCGTTGTCTGTAGCTCCCTGGAGGGCAACTGCAAGGCTGGTCAAACCAGCAAAGACTGTACTCACTACAACCAAGAGTTTGAGGGCCGGATCATCACCAATGCCCATATCTCTGGCACCTTGGCCTGACGCCAGGATAGGAATGCCAGCCATATGCAGATCGATGACGTTTGCGGAAACAGCAGAAGCCGTTGGGCTATCGCCTGTCGGGCCACTGAATTGAAGTAGTCCATCAAGGATCATAGTTACACCACCTGTGCTTCATTGTTGAGGATCGCATCACAGGTCCTGACCGGGATGCTCCTGAACGTGGTTACGGGCTTGCCATCGAACTCCTCAATCCTAAGGAGCACGTTGGTTTTGTTCATCGCTTGGAGGTCGAGATACGTCCGGATGACCCTGTTGCAGTAGATAACGGTTCGACCCATATTTGCCCTAACCTCAGGTGTGTCCGAAGTTTGGATCGTTGTAGCACCCGCTGGAGCTGTAGGGAGACGGTACAAGCCTCGCACGAGCAGGTTAATGAGATTGGCCGCATTAACACCAGAAAGCTGGGTGATGTCGATGTTGGCGATCCTGACTGCGTATCGCCAGTCTCTGGCAACGAGGCCGATTTCCCATTTGAAATGATCTCGATATGCTTGATATGTATTCCCGGCACCGTCTTGCACAGGCCACTCGCCCATGTCCCTATGTTGGAGGCCAGTTATCTTGCCCTTCGGGAACGTAGCATGGTAGGTATCAGGGCCCCAGACCACGATCCAAAGACTGGTATTAGTGGACGCAACACCACCACCATCCAGGACATTGGCCGCAGTCTGGGATAGGGCTACGTTCTTGGTCGAGTACCTTGGACTCAGACCGCTGAAGCGTTCCGGGGTAAGGAACTGGTTCCCATAGATCAGCGTAGCTGCAACCTGCTGACTCATGCCTTCAAGAAAGGCTTTAACTTCGGAAAGGCGGAAGTCAGCAGTATTACCGTTAAGATCAGCCACGTCTTTGTCGATAACGGAATAAGTTTCAAGGTTGCCGCAAGTATCCACGATTTGCGCGGTTGTCGACTTGGCATTTGGAACGCCAGTATTAAGCAACCGCCAAGTCGCTTGGGGTAGGCCTGTCCTAACAGTAGTCTTATGACCGGTAGGCAGGTTTCCTTCAACGACGAGCATGTCATCGAGAATCTCGTTCGTTTGGCTGAGCAGCTCGATGATAACGGCCACATGATAACCGTCATCCATTCGCTTAGCCCAGTCAGCGTAGGTTAGGGCAGTTGCCCCAATTGTGGCCATGATGGCCTCCTAGAACAGTCGGTTTAGCTCCCTTGTTGATCCATTCACCCATCTCCATTCATCCACGGTCTGTGGCAGGGCTAGCGGCCGGTAGGTAGATTCGGGTACATAGCTTGCGCAGCACTAGGCACTTCGCCTGCACGGCGTTGACTCGCTGTTGATGGTCCACTCCCAGCGACATGTCCGCCTTCGGTGACCATCTGAGCAAGCTTGTAGAAAGCTTTGATAAACGCAGGGTTGTTTCCAGCACCTGTGAAATCCATAGCTTCCCTGAATGCGCTAGCGAGCTTCGGGTCATTAAGGCCATCGATCGCCCGAGAGATAGTGGTCTTGACCTCGTTGAGCTTGTGTCCTATTTCACGATCAGCCTTGACTTCCTTAACCCATTGCTCTTGAGTTTCCTGCCAGACCTTATAAGGCTCATTGGCAGATTCAGCAGTCTTAGCTGTGTAGAAGTCGACTAGCTTCTGACCTTGCTCTTGGCTAAGGTTCAATCCTTTGAATATCCCACCAATCTCTTTAGAAACTGTTTCATCCAGTTGAAACCCATCAGGAACATTCCAGGTAGCATAAACTTCTGGCGCTCCACCTGCGGTCTCGGTCTTCTGATTCGCTAGGGACTCACCTGGCTGGTTCGCTAGGCTCGGGGTCTCCGTAGGCGTCGTAGATGTCTGCGGTGTTGATGATGACGCCGTCTTCCAACTCCACAACTTCCCAATCGGGTGCGTTGGGATCCGTGCCGGCACGTCCCGGCTTGACTCTGATTTGATAGGAGATTTCCGGTGACTTCTTAGCCTCGTCCATTAGTTTTGTTCCTTCCGATTATTAATGATTAGGGCCTGACG